CCTTCAGGAGGATTAAATGAAGCAGGTAGAAAATATTTTAAAAGAACCACTGGTGCTAATCTAAAAAGACCTAGTAAGAAAGTAGGAAACAAAAGACGTGCTAGCTTCTGTGCGAGGATGAAAGGGATGAAGAAAAAACTTACATCAGCAAAGACAGCTAGAGATCCTAACAGTAGAATTAATAAGTCATTAAGGGCTTGGAACTGTTAATATAAAATAAAAAAAAGGGGGAGCCGTAAAGACCCCCCCAGCAGGCAACAACGAAGACACACAGAGATTACTCTGGGTGTCTTTTTTTTTGTATTAAAATAAATCTATATTTTTTGTATAATTTGTTTAACATCATCTTGTAATTTTTTTCCTACAGAGTTAGCATGGTTAATTACAGCGGCACAAAGGTTAGCATGGTAAGGATAACCTTTTAAGGATTCTCTAACTTTAGCTACAGGTTTTCCTCCGTAATCAATTACTATGGCATTATTATGATTTAATCCAATTTTTAATTCAAATAATATACCCGTGTATTTATCTAAATTATTTTTTTCCATCTTTATCTCCCTCTGGATTAAAAGGTTTTAATGAGGCCATTGTATTCATTATACTAAATACCTCACCATATGGTCTTGACATAAGATATTTCATCATGTCTTGTAATTGTTTAGCATCAACAAGATACTGTTTTGGTTTTATTTCTTTATCCATCTATCCCTCCTATTAAAATGGTATATCATCATCGAAACGAAGATTAATTATTTTTACTTTGTCTTCAGCTTCAGCTATTTTTTCAATTAGTTTATCTACTTCTTTTATTATATCTGGATGTTCACCTATACCTACAGGTTTCTCTAGATATATATTAGCAGTTGCCATAGCCTCTGCTATTTCTGCTTCATATTTTTTTCTTAATGCTTTTATTATATCGTCTCTTATATTCATTAATGTGCTCCTATAAGTTGATAGTATGTATCCTCAATTAAATCTTCATCATCAAGATACGGATTATATTTTGCTGCCTTAGATTCTCTTGCATCTCTAATAGTTTGATTTAAAGATCTACCTTGTTTTAGGCAACCTGCAACAAAATCTTCTACTTCTATAAGTGATTGTTTAACTTGACCCATTACTGACCTCCTTTACTAATCTATCTAAATACCATTGTGCTTTTCTTAAATCTTCTAATGGTTCTCCTTTAAATTTATATCTTGCAACATACTTTAGTATATTACCTTTTAGGTATCCATGAAACTCATCACCAGTCATGCAGTCACATATAACATCAATAGTTTCTTTTTTACCATGTAAATAATGTGAAGGTCTTACAACATTATCGTAGTAATCAGTTCTACCTGGTGTTATTTCATTTTCATAAGATATATCATGGCTATGATCTATCTTTTTATCATATACTCGTTTACTTTTTACCATACTTTCTCCTAATTGTATTATACTCTACCATTTCTAAATCATACTCACCTTTAGATACATTACGTTTAATTACAAGTCCACTCCACCACATTTGCTGTGTAGCTCTAGCATAATTTTCTTTATGGTGCAAGTAACATCCTGCAGATAATCCCATAAGTTTTTTACCAGAAGGTAGAGCACACATAGCATAGTCAAATGTGTGTATATGGCCTACAGTAGAAGATACTTTATTTTTTAAGAGTAAAGAACGAGCAACATTGTCACCGCTAATAGGCTTACCCATGACACCAGTAGGATAATTGTGGCAATAGTATATACCATCAACATTAACAGGCCTTTGGTATTCATATACTTCCCAACCAAATTTTTCAAATTTAAAGTCGTCTGTGCTAATTGTGCCTTCAAGTTCTGGTATGTCATCTACTGTTCTATCTATCCTATCTTCGTGATTTCCAAGTAGCATGATCTTTCTTGGCCGTCTTCCATTAAGACCTTTGTTAAATTTTTCTAATGCATCATGAGCATGGTCTATATCTTTTTTATATCTTCTACCTTCAAATTGTTTTTTACCTTTATCATAACTTGATAAAGAATCCATACTTGCAAAATCCCCCATGCAAATTATAGTGTTAGGTTTTAAATCTGCTGCTAGTCTACCTGCCCATAAAAACCTATCATTGCTTGCTTTAGGTGTGCAATGCGGATCACCCATTACTAAATGTGTTGCCATTAGTTCAACTCCTTATCTCTTTTCTTTTTTAAATATTCCAAGAAGTCAACTACATTAGACTCATCATCAAATTCTGCAACAGAACTTATAGTTAGCCCTTGGTCTTTTTTCTTTTTGTCTTCAGCAAAACCACGAAGCCCCCACAGAAAAGTTGAATGAGGGTCAGTAGTTGCCATTTTTATCATGCCTCTAGCTATAGTAGAACATAATTCATATTGCTCAGTAGTCATCCTAGAGTTACTATCCATAATTATACCACAAGTAAAACCTTTTTGCCATGGGGTTACAATAACTTTAACTGAGTTAATTAAATTTAATTTTTCTTTTTTAGTCATACCAATATTTATCTACATTCTCTTTATTATATTCAATAACTTTGTGTTCAAAACCTCTTTTCATGCTTGTTTTACCAAAGTATTCAGCTTTTTTTTCGTCATCAAATATTTGATTATTAAATATTTTATATTCTGTATCTTTTTTATTTTTATAAATTACAAAGTAAAGCATAACACTATATGGGTTCAGAGTGTCGATGGCAAATAGACCCCTCAAACTACTCACCACCGAACTCTACGGCTTCCTCCCTTGGATTTGTAACAGAAGTGTACCAAATCCATTTAGGATTTTTACCTTTAGATTGCTGTTGCGGTAACAACTGCAATTTATCTCTTCCCCAACAAGGAAGTTTGTATGGGCAGTATGAACATACAAAACCCAAAATTCTATTACCAGTAGGCTTACTTCTAAAAGTTTCTGCGATATCATTATAACATCTTTTAAAAGGTTTACTTTCTTTTATTGCTGTATAATTATCTTCTGCAACTTTTAATGCGTTAATTTTATGTTCTTCTACAGATGTAGGTGTCTCACAAACTGTCCACTCACCTGTAGATTTATTAATAACTATCCAACCACCAAATTTTTTATCTTGACTTTCTCCGTATAGAAAACCTTGTGATGCATAACCAAAGGAATCTTCTTTAACAACTTCGTTAAATCCTCCAGCCTCTCCAAATTTTTTTTCAAAAGAATATGGTGATGCACTTTTAATATCCCAAACTTTTCCATCAATCTCAACATCTTGTCTACCCTCAATTTTATCTCCTTTAATATTATATTGAACTTTCTTTTGCTCATTGATAATTTTTATACCCGCAGATTTCATAACAACTATAGCTAATGCCTCTATAATATCTCCAAATGTATTTCTCATTTTAACATTATAAGGTTGGCCTTCACCTTTTATACCTTTTGATTCCATTTGTAATTGACACAATGGCCTACCAATGTTTGACATTCTAGGTTCAAACTTATCTCTTCTTGGCTCTTCAAACTGTTTTAGTAAGGCGTTTTTACACGCCTCACCAAATTCCTGTACTAACTGTTTGTCTAGTTTTACAGGATTCTTTGATACATTATCTAGGTATTGCTGAACCTTTAATAATATTGTATTCATTATGAAGCCAATATTTCTTCTGGTGAGTCTTTACCAACATCTTCTACAATTTCTGCATCTACTTTATTCATATTCTCAGCAGAACTTTTAAGTTTAGCAGAATTGTAACCCTCAACAACCTCTTTGTTCTCAGCATCAATGGATTCTTGAAATACTTTAAATGTTTCCATATCAGCATCAGACAATTGTAAGTTAGCATCTGCATCAACTGATATCTCTGGTATGTAAAAAACATTACCACCTTTTTTCTGTCTCTTAGTATTTAAAGAAAAACTACAATTAAACATAGGTTTTTTTCTTTTCTTTAAAAGATCTAATGCAGATGTAACAGGTGAAAATGCTGTCCCAGTAACTCTGTAAAGAACTGGTAAATTATCTACTGATATAGCATCACCTTGTGCAGTTTTACCATCTTTTATAGATAACAAACCATACACTAATTTGTAACATCTAATAGTTCTTTGACGTTCTAACTGCTCTGGTGTCAATGTTGACCTTTCTTTAAAAGGTATCTTACCACATCTTGTACCACCTAATATATCTATTGCTTCCTCTCTCCAACTCTTAAAGATTATAGATCTATTTACATATTCACTTTTATCTGCATCATAATGCATATATTGCATTGCACTAATAAACGGCCTTAGCGTAACTGGTTTTCCAAAAATATTTTGACCTACGTTGGAATCGTAGGTACAGAAATAACCTACAGGTAATTGATTACCGTCATCATCCTCTGGTGTACGATTAATAGATAGTCTAGGTATTGTAGTACCTGCACTAGATCCATCGTCTTGCCCTATGGCTTGCATTATCTGCTCAACGGACATTCCTTTTACTATTATATCATTGTTAGACATTTGTCCTCCTTATTTTAGCGTTGGTGTATAACATAATTTAGTTGAAAATTCAATACTCATTTTGTCACATCATATAATACTTTGATTATTAAATACATAACATATATAATTGACATTACAAACAAAACATTTTCTAACATATCATTGTTTCTCCATCTGTTATTTTTACTGATAAACCATCAGCATTTGCAAAGTAATCCCACTCCGACAAAAACTCATGATCTTTATTTATATACAATGTAGTAGGCTCTATCATACATTGGTCCTTTAACGCTGTGTATTCTAAAAAAGCAGAATACTCATCATCAGAATACTCATCAAGAGTATCTAATGCGTCTATGTCTTTTGACATTATACTTCCTCCATTTGTAACCAGTTGCTACCTATTTTTAATTCAGTATCTAATGGTACATTAAAGTTAATTTTGTAATACTTTTTTAACGAGGGTATTACATTTGATGTGCCCAGTTTAAATATTTCACTCATCACATTTTCCTCACCTGGATAAACATCAGCTACAATAGAATCATGAACTGTGTTTATGAGTAAACTTTTGCATCCTTTTTCTGTCATCATCTTGTGTATATTTATACAAGCTAATGGTACTATGTCTGCTGTTGCAAAACCTTGTACAGGATAATTTTTTATTTGTGTTGCGTAAGTAGATCCACCCCATGGTGTTCTCTCTGCATATGGGAATGAATACTCTCTACCTGTTGGTAGTTTAACTCTCTTATATTTTATGGCCTCGGTTTGTAATTTTTCATGCCAAACTTTTATATCTTTATACTTCTCTAAAAATTTAGTGTAGTATCTTTTCTCATCTTCAGTTCCAGTTACACCACCATACAAAGGTTTAAATGTGTGGGCCTTTGCATCTTGTCTAGATACGCCTATAA